TACTAGGGTTGCTGATTCTCTTGAGGTAAATGAGTACCATCAAAATCTTAATAGTAACTTACAAGTGAGAATAGCTGAATTAGAAGAGGATAATAAAAGAATATCAAGACAGGTTGAAGATCATATTGAGAGAATTCGTAAGGCAGGACTGTAATGCTTAAAGGTAGAGATTTAATTATGATTTTTGACCGATTCGTAGGTCCTAAGAAAGGAAGCAGTGTTGCTCAGGATGCCCGAGTTCAAGTCCGAACGCCTGATGGAAAACATTATGATGTTATGAGTGTGAATTTAGTTGAAAATAAAATATTTGGTGCTAGAGAGACGCATCGAATAGTGATTTCTACACATGAAGAAGTGGCTGAAATGGGTGCGCCAAGGCTCATTGTGTAAGCATCTGTTATTGTCATTATTTTGATGAAACCTGAAACAAAATTATGGCATGAGCTTAAGAGAATTACACCACAAATTACATGGACAAGGCTTGAAAATACTAGTGTACTTGGCTGCCCTGATCTATTGGGCTATAATGATAATTCCCATTTTTTCACTGTTGAATTAAAAATAACATCCAATAACAAAATTCGGTTCTCGCCCCATCAAATTTCGTTCCACGTACTCCATCCAAAGAATACATTTATACTTGCCAAGAAGCCCAGTCAGGGCTCCTGCAAATTGTTTCCAGGTACTTGTATCTTGGCTCTAGTTAAGGAAGGTTTTAAGAACGAGGACGCTTGTTGCTTGTCGCTTGAAGCTTGCGGCTTGTGGCTTTCCGAGCTTGGCGCTTGAGGCTTGGAGACTTAGGCGCTTGCGGCTTGTAGCTTGAGGATTTTTTATTAGTAATCCAATTAACCGTTTTAAATTTCATAGTTTAGAATCATTCTAATGTAGTGGATAAGCAACATTGCTTATTTCTTTATTCCAACAATTCCGGCAGCTTCCGCACTCGTTGCCCTGTTCTTGGGCTGGGCAAGTTTTGCCCGCCCGAACAACAGTCGACGTATGGGGCCAGAACTTGACTGGCGCCTGGTCGATCATATGCGAGGACATACGAATAATTAAATTTTTTGGTACAACCTCTGGTTGCATCAATGTGAATAGTTTTGCTTCTCGCGTTGGCATCCAGTGACTAACAGCTGGCGTCCGGTTACATACTTCAAAAATTTTTTTAAGGTGATCAGCTCCCTGTAAGTCTCCGGAATCATGCCACCTGAAGAAGGGGATCTTGCGGCTGTAGTGAGTCACTAGCACAGTCATCGCTTCCACCCATTGGGGATGGTTTAAAGAATTCAACCTACGGTTGAGCGCATCTTTTACATTGGGGAATCTATAGCGGCCCTTCATGGCATAGCAGCCAGAACAGACAGAGCCTTCAATTGCTTGCAGCTTGACCCCAGTCACGCATTCCCAGGCCGGCAGGTTGTATGCATAGCCCGGCATTTTAGATGGAGCGCTCAGGCCTCCCGTTATTTCTTTAGCTTCTTTTAAATTCATATTTCTAAATCTTATATAATCTTATAATCCTGTTTTGTCAAGCCGCTTGTTGCTTGTGGCTTGCGGCTTGTAGCTTAGAATCATTCTAAAGTGGCCAAGTTAAGCTCCACAGTTTAACATTGTGTGCTCGACTCTTACTTGCCCGTAAATTTAAGAAGTGGACGTGAATTCCAACCAACTTAACTTGACCCCAGATCCTACGGACGGACGCAATTTCAAGTGTTGCGCGTCTCCCTGCTATCCATAAGATCAGGGCTCAAGCTGGGCGCCCCTATTTTAGGTTATTGCGCGCCCAAACTTTTTAAAACGGGATTTCTTCTTCCGTTTCTTTTTTCTTTTTTGCTTTCCATTCAGCAAATTCTTTTTGGTCTTTAGTATCTTGATCATTTTCAGCACAGATGCCTTCAATCACTAATGTCTTAATTTTTTCTAACCATTCAGCGGTGTCAATCATCATTAGTTGCTTAATGATCTCTATCTTTTGGTCGTTGTTCATTTTATTCCTCGCTTTCTTCTATTTCATCATGTGGACAATCAATACAAAGTCTGTCATTATACCATTCATCTGATTTCGGTATACACCCACATCTGAAACAATATTTAATATTCATAACTTATCTTACAATATCCCATAACTAAAGTCAAGAACTTTATTTTCAGGTTTCGCGTATAAAGTGATTGACATATCTCATAAAATCCTATACACTTGGCAGGTGGTTGGGGTTGGCGCAGGGTATATAATAAAGCCATACAACTCCAGGTTGTGTCGCTAGATTTTAGCCCTTGACATTTATGGATTGTTCTTATATAATCCCAGATAGAAAGAGAGGACTATATGGCAAAGACAATGACCAAATATCAACTGGATCACTTTAAGACAAAAGTAAGAAGACATTTTGATCCATTGATCGAGGAACAAGAACTGTTAGTCAAACAGTATAGAACCGAAGCAACTAAAAGAATTGTAGGTAGACTAGCCAAAAAAATGGGCGCAGATAAAATACTTACAGCTTTTAGAAATGCTGAAGAACAGATGAAGAGAGTAAGAGAAGATGCAAAAACTTTCTTTATAAAAAAGGCAAGAACCGAAGATAAGAAAGAAAAACTTAATTATAGCTTTACAAAAGATAATGATGATGAAATATCTCTATCTGATTGTGAAGAGCAATTAAGAGACTGGGCGAAAGAACTGGTTGATAGAGAGATAAGACGTAGACCAGAAGGCAAGATGTTAAAACAGTTGGAAGATGTAAAAACAAAAGCCCTTGATACTGTAATGGAAAGTGGATCAAGTGAGACTTTAATCAAAGCCCTTGAACTATGTACCAAGAAAATCGGGATCACTTGGGTTGTTGATACCTCTAACATCAAACAAATAAGCGCATAAAATAAGACTTGACATTATGGGATTGTGATGATACAATCCCATAATAGAAAGCGAGGAAATATGAAAGATATAAACGAACTACCCCAAACATTTTTCATCACCTATTATGCTAGAACTCATAATGGTGAACCCATTAAAGGCGGTGGAAAATTCATAACTAGGAAAGCGAGTGCCTATAAACCTAATGGCGTGATCGGTAAAATGTTTACAGATAAAAATGGAATAGACCGATTTATATATTGGGATTTAGATGCTGGATACTGGAGACACGCGACAGGTAGCTGGAAAGTAAAAGCGGTAGCATAATGATAGAATTACTCGAAATATTCTGGACAGCTAAAATAGAATTGCGAGTAATAATTTTAGGCGCCATAGTATCGGGCGCCTATTTTTATTGGCAAGATCACAGAAGAAAGCAACAAGAAAAAAAACAAGAGAGGTTAAATCAAATCAAATGAAAACAAAAAAAGTAAAACTTAATATTGTTCTTGTAGTAAAAGCGTCAAAGTATTTTGCGGATCAATTAAAAGATAATGTCGAAAGAACTGTTGGTGCTAATTGTTTTAACACAAATAATAGAACTGTATTAAGTGCGAAAGTTGTTAGTATTAAATAAAATAAGACTTGACAATAGGGATTAAATCTTATATAATCCTAGACAGAAAGCGAGGAAAGATATGACAACAACACTAATACTAATACAATTACTGATGGGATTTGTTTGTGCCTTTTTAGGCGTGATCCTTATGTTTCACTCTGATGTATGGCTAGGATTCGCAATCACAATACTGGGATTCTTTGCAGTATTGAGGTCGCTACATCACAGGGATACATATGCTAAATAAAAGAATATATAAAAGAACTAATCCATTCTCAGGGCAATCTGAGATGTTAACTAATGAAGAAGCAATGGTGTATGATATGGTTAAACAATCAGAAGAAATGCAAGAGTATAACAAAATGCAAAAGGGATTGGATAAGTTTAGTAGACTTAACCCTAAAGCATATATGACATTACTAGACTGAGTAACAACCATAGGTTGTGGCGCTAACGCGCCACGCCTCGCATATCATAACGTGTGTGTGAAATACCACACACGTGTGGTATAAATGTCACGCGCCGCGCAGCGGCGCAGTCAATCACTTTATACGTGAACAACCACAGGTTGTATCGCCGGTCATAGTTGAGAGAGGTACCAGGTCCGATCCGGAAAAAGTAAATCGAACACTCAAAAGAATTGCTGAAATAAAAAGGGGTCCCACTACTTTCGGCTTTATTACTTGATTTAGACAGTTATAGCGGTTAAAAATCATTTTGGTCCCATAAGAGCCACTTATGCTAGA